GCTATTTTTAGGGTTATACTAAGTTAATCCACCCGTTATTAACTGTTAGGTGAACCATGAAACACAAAATGAACGAAAACGTAGTGCAAATGAGACTGCGCGAGGCCAATCTTGCGAAGTGGCTGACTGAACCGGAGCTATGGGATAAAGAAATCTTTGCGGGAGAGGTCGCGCAAGCCATGATTAACGCCTACGGACAAGACGTTAAGTTTGACGAACATTTAATTACGATGCTCTCAGACCAGATGGATACTTACGTTAAGGCTGCAAAGGCTTTGCTTGCGGAAGATTTAATTGAGTTCGCAAACAATGGCGCTAGAATGGCAAACCCCAATCAAAAAGTTCGGGATAGTTCATTAGCTAGGGTTATGCAGCTATTAACTATGCTTGGTCTTGTTCCAAGTGGCAGACCCAAAAAGTCTGCTGCGCCTAATGAAATTGACGAATTACTTGAAGGGCCGAAAGTCGCATGAAATGGGAAGATGGAGTTCAGTACGCTAGGGAAGTTTCACTAGGAAACATTGACGTATGCAAGGATGTTCAGCTTGCGTGTCAGCGGTTTCTTAATCATTTAGAAAATAAAGAATGGCGATGGGAATTCCGGCCTGAATATGTGGAGCATGTTCTAAAGTTTGTATCCCATGTAAAGCACGTTAAAGGCCCGATTGCGGGAAAGAATATGGAGTTAATACCATTCCAAATTCTTTTTTTATGTGCGATTTACGGATTCAGGGATAAAAAGAATCCAAACGTAAGGATGGTTCAAGATGTTATTTTGTTTATCCCTCGCAAGGCTAGTAAGTCAACTCTTATATCAATCATTTCACTTTATGAACTCCTTTTTGGTGAAGTTGGTTCAGAGGTATATTGCACTGCCGTTGATAGAACTCAAGCAAGCATTGTATTTGATACTGCTAAAGGCATTATTGAATCACTACCGGCGCAGATTGCATCGAAGTTTACGGTCTATCGTAATGAAGTAAAAAAGGCTGACGATAGCCAATCTAAATTTACTGCGTTAAGTCGAGACAGTAAAAAGACTGGCGACGGTAAAAATCCCTCTGTTTCGATTATTGACGAAGCGGCGCAGATTACCGAAAGGAACTCTATTGAGGTTATCCATTCGGGTATGGTGGCAAGGCAAAACCCCTTGCGGATTTACATTACTACCGCGTCGTTTACTAAAGAGACTTTATTCTTTGAGAATCTTCAATATCTCAAAGCAATGCTTATTGGTCAGTGCGAAGATAACCCGCGTTGGTTTGGTTTACTTTATGGATTGGATGAAGGTGATGATTGGAAAGACCCGAAGAATTGGGCAAAAGTTAATCCGATGCACGGAATATCAATTAACGCGGAAGCCATTGAACAAAGAGTTAAAGAGGCTCAGTCAAAACCATCATCTGTTAATGAACTTTTGTGCAAGACGTTTAATGTTTATGTCTCGGCCAACTCTTCGTGGATTGACACTGAACATTGGGAATCATCGCCAAACGGCAAGCCGGAACAAGACCCAGAATCGACGTTTATTGCGTTCGACTTGGCTGCAACTAGAGACTTGAACGCGGTATGTACCTTACATAGATATAACGAAGAAAAGTATCACGCTGAATTCATGTTTTTCTTGCCGGAAGAAAGTTTAGGTTTTATTCCTAGTCATTACAGACCTATTTTTCTGCAAGCTGTTTCACGTGGAACTCTGAAATTAACAGAGGGCAATGTAGCGGACTACGCTGAGATTGAAGTGTTTATTCGCCAGCAAGCCGAAAAGCACAATGCTAAAGAAATTGGTTTTGACGCATGGAACGCGGCTGCTTTAGTTAGTAAATTGTATGAAAACGGTTTGCCGGTAAAGAAAATCGGACAGGGAATGTCTGTTCTTAACAATCCGTCAAAGCATGTTGAAAAGTTAATTCTGAGTAAATCAATTTCCCATGACCATGACCCGTTTGTTTTGTGGCAACTTGGTAACTGTGAAGTTTACGAAGATGTAAACGGAAATAAGAAAGTCAGGAAGAATTCTGCTGATACTTCCGCAAAAGTTGACGGAATCATTGCGATGATTATGGGGTTTCATTGCGCTCTTGATAATCCATTTGCCAATAGTTCGTATGGTTTCAGGAGTTTTTAATATATAATCCGTAAAAATCGGAGGGTTTCATGGGAATTTTAGATATTTTCAGTAAGAAAAAACAAACCCAAAACGAAGCCAATACGGTGCTTGGTCAGTTGCAACTTGGCAACCAAGTTATCTATTCGACTGCTAATAAGCAGCCTACCGCCTCTCAGCTTTTATATGTAACTACTTCAAGCAATACTGTTGCTGGAAGGCAAGTTGACGTATCCCTGTTGACTCGCAACAGTACGATTATGTCGTGCGTTGGAGTTAAAGCGAGGGCATTAGCGCAACTGCCGGTATCAATCATGTACAAGGTTGACGATGGCACATTTGTTGATGCGCTGAAAGACAAAGAAGTTGGAACTAGGGATAAGAATAAAGCAAAGCAGGTATTGAATCTGCTGCAAGAACCAAACAATTTCCAAAGCAAATATGAGTTCTGGTATCAGTGGTGTATGTGGCAGGACATTGTTGGTGAATCGTTTACTCTCTGGTGGAGGAAAGACCAGAAAGACTCGACTCAGACCCCGATTGAAATGTATAACCTTGATTCAACGTTAATCTCGGTTATTCTGACTGCGACTCGCTACCCTTCATATCGGTTATCTACTCCGTCCTACGGATTTAGCAAAGATGAACCGCTTGCCGCACATCAAGTCATGCACATTAAAGAGGCTGCTTGGCAAGGTTCAAGCGGTTTCAATAAAGGTATCTTAGCAACAGAACTTGTTGCATTAGACCAAGACATTGACCTTTACGCCAATTTTGTAATGCAGAATGGTGCGAAGCCTTCGGGTATTTTTGTTACTGAGCAAGTAATTCCTGATGCCAAATACAAGGAAATCGCGGCCAGATTAAAAGAAGCATGGTCGGCAATGACTGGTTCTAGGGCAGTTGACCAAAGTAAAGCCGGTCAGGGTATGTTGCTAGACCAAGGCATGAAATATATGCCGGTAGATATGTTGACTATTCAGGATGCCGATGTAGCAAACCTGAAGATGCAAACCATGAAACGTATTTGCGGCCTTTTTGGTGTTTCCCCGGCAATGATTGGTTTTGCTGACGGTAAATACAACAATACCCAAACGATGCTTGATGAATTCTACAAAACGACCATGTACCCGATGGTTATTAATATTGAGCAAAAGTTAAAACACCATTTGTTAAAAGGTTTCCCCAATTTGTGCGTCAGGTTTGATACCAAGGAATTCTTGAAGGGCGCTCCGCTTGACCAAATGAATCTGGTTAGTGCTGGCGTTAAGTCTGGAATCATGACTCCTAATGAGGCGCGGGAATATCTGAATATCGCCAAAATTGATGGCGCTGACGAATTGGTTTCTATAGATAAATCTGCTGAACCAATCCCCGGTAGTGGGGCGCAAGATACTGGTGGTGGTGGCGGCAATCAAACTCGCCGCATGAACATTGGAACAAAATGAATCTGTTAAGAAAAGCGTTGTCTATACTTACTTCACAGATTCGTCAATCTGATGTTAAACTTGGCGTAAGTAGAAAGCCCCACAAGATAACAGACGATAATCAATCAGTTAAAAATGGGGTAATTAATGAAAAATCTACTTCTGGTTTGCGAGGCAAAAGTAAATCTGGAGCAAAGCGCGGACGAAAGCCAAAGTCCGTCAGGTAAGATTGAAGCTAGGGTTACGACTTGGGGTGCGCGTGAAGGCGCGGACGGTCGGAAATTCTATTACAAGCCAGAGGGTTTTCAATCTTGGGCAAATGAGTTTTCGCAATCTGGGAAACCGTTGCCGATGTTTCTGAACCATAACGACATGGGTATGCCTGTCGGTGAATGGACAGAATTCAATTTTGACGAACAAGGAATGACTGCAACTGGTCGTATTTATACGAATACGGTTGGTGGTTCAGACCTTTATACGGTTCTCAAAGAATCTCCTAATTTGTTTGGTGGTGTTTCAGTCGGCGCTTACGCTGAAGAAGCCATGATGGTTAATACTAATGGCGAAGAAGCACAAGATGATGATGAAGCATACTTCCAAATTACCAAAGGTGGTTTGCGCGAGGTATCTGTTGTCATGTATCCAAACAATCCTAATGCTGAAATCCACAAATTAGAATTTGCTGGATTAACTGAGCGAAAAATCGAGAAAATCCTGCGGGATGCCGGGTTTTCGCGTAAAGATGCGGCCACCGCGTCTAGTTTACTCAGGGAATATGTCAAGCGGGATGCTGACGTAGAACTTGAGCATACCCCAAATCAGCGGGATGCTGACGCGGCGGCAAAAGAAACCGAAGAAATTTTACGCGCTCTTGAAGTGCGTGAACTTTCTAAGGAAATTTCCAAACGCATTAAATAAAGGAATATCATGAAAGAAGTCATTGAAAAGCTGGATGCCATTGAAGCGGCTAATGTCGCCAAAGTGGAAGAAATCAAAGGCGAAGTTGCTAAGTCGCTGGAAGAAGTAAAAACCCAAGTGACGGAACAAGTCGCTGCGCTGGAAGCCAAAGTTGCCGCGATTCAAACCCCGGCGATTATCAAAATCGCTAAAAGCGTTCGTGAAGATGTGAACCGTTCGGTCAAAGAACAACTGCGCGATTTCTACAAATCCAGTCGCACGATGGAAAAAGAAATCAAGATGTTCGCTGACGAAGGCCAATACGATGCTTTCTTCAAAGAAAGTTCGACTCTGACTGGTTCTGGCGCTGGCATCGGCGGTCGCACCGCGTATGACCCGATGTTTGTTCCGCTGCGTCTTGCTAACCCGATGCGTGGTGTTTCGCGTAATGTTTCGACGGAAGGCGCAACGTATCAGTTCCGCGCCAAAATCGGCAATACCGGCCCTGCTTGGGGTTACACCATTCAGAACAACGGTGGCGCAACGACTGTTGGCACGAACATCTGGCAACTGACGCTGCAAGACCTGAACGTGCAATTCCCGATTCGTACCGCTGCGCTGGACGATATTGATGGTCTGGAAAGCAACGTGGTTTCGGACATGCTGGTTGAATTCTCGGAAGTTGAAGCACTGTCGATGATTAAGAACGACGACCAAGATGCAGGTGCGGCTTATGGCGGCACGAATGGTCTGCGCGGTCTGAATCAATACGCTGGCGCTGCTGCGACGTATGCTCCGGGTGAAATCACTGTTGCTGATTTTGGCACAACCGGCACTGGTTCTTCGTCTGGTCTGCATGACATTGCAACGTATGACCAGATTACGACCAATGCTGCGGGTTCGGCAAATAACGTCAGTTACAAAGACCTGATTGACTTTATCCATGACCTGCCGCAACAGTATTGGACTCCGGGTTGCCGCTTTATCATTAACCCGCTGATGCTTGCTGGCATCCGTGGTCTGGTTGACGATAACGGTACTCCGGTGTTTGAGCGTATGGCCCCGCTGGAAACTAACGGTATTGTTGGTCGTCTGCTCGGCTTCGATGTTGTCGTGAATAAATATCTTGACAATCCGACTGCTCCCGATGCTTCTCCGGGCACTGACTCGCTGTATCCGATGTATTTCGGTGATTGGAGCCGTGGACATACCATCGTTGACCGTCTGAACATGGTTATGCGCCGTTACGACCAAACTCTCCCCGGTTTCATCACGTTCTACGGCGAGAAACGGCTTTGCACCAGCGTAGTTGACCCGTTCAGCATCATTCGGTATCGCTCCACCGCTACGGGCGCTCTGTAAAAAGGCGGGGGGCGGGGAAACCTGCTCCCCTCTTTTCATAAAATTAGATTGGAATATTTATGAGCCTGATTCTTGAAGCAGTAAAGAAAACACTTAAAGAAGGCGAGGCGACTGTAAATCTCGCAGAGGCATCTACGCTTACCGCTTCGGGTTCAGGTGTCGGCGGTCGAGTTATTTACGACGATGCGTTCGCTGCTTTGCGATACGCTAACCCTATTCGCATGATGAGTCGTGTTATTACTACCATTGGCTCCGATGAAGCATTTGTTGTCAAAACTGGTGACGCTACCGTAATTCAAACGGGTTCTACTAATCCGTGGGGCTACGGTGTAAAGAATAACGTCGGTAATTACGGCGCTTCGTTTTGGCAAATTTCGCTGAAATGTATTAACGCTGTTGTGCCGATTCGGACTGCTGTTATGTCCGACATTGATAATCTGCAAGAAACCATTGTTGAAGATATTGCTTTGGAATTTGCCCAACAAGAAGGTTTGAGCATGGTTCTGAACAATGACCTTTCTAGCGGAACTGCTACTCCGCAAACTGGTAGCACTGACGGTCTGCGCGGATTGAATTTCTACACGGGTTCAACCAGTGCAGCGGCGTTCGGCACCAGTGGTTCGGCTGATACCAATGGTCGGCATACGATGTTGCAAGTTGCCCAAGCTAGTGCGGCCTCTGTCGGTTATAACGACATTATGAATCTTGCATCTGCGTTACCCTCGCAGTATTGGAACAATCCTTCTACCGCTTGGATGATGCACCCTACGACAATTAAGAATCTGCGCGAACTGCGCGACGACCAACAACTGCCGCTGTTCCTTGATATTGGCGAAGTTGACGGTTACGCAGTTGGGCATATCGCCGGTTTCCCTGTAATTCCTAATCCGTATATGGATGTAGCCGGAAGCGGTAAATTCCCCGTTTATCTTGCCGCTTGGAATCGTTTTGTGACGATTGCGGATAACGAAGAAATGAAGCTGCAAATGATGGAACAAACTGCTCCGGGCTTTGTTACTTTGTATGCGGAAAAGCGTACTTGCTCTACCATTCGTGATGTATTCGCGGGAGTTCGGCTCTACGGTGCTTAATAGGGGCGGCAAATGTCCATTGAAAATCTTACGCTTGCTCCATTTTTTGCTGTAAACAGAAACCCGTTCAATTACGAAAAAATTGAACAGGTTAGCCGTGATTTAGTTACTGAATGGTTAAGTCTTGAACAAATCACTCAACAGTTAAATCTGTTCGATGATGAAAGTCAGGATTCGTATTTAAGCGGTTTAGAGTTAGCGACCCGTTTTGCGATTGAGGACTATCTTGGTATTTCGATGTTCTCAACGCAATATCGGGTTTATTACGGCAATCCGGGATTCTTCAGTAACGCAATTTATTTAGACTTGCCGGAAGTATCTATTGGCAATGCTGGCGTTACTATCAATGAAGTTAAGTGCTATACCGGCGACCCCTCTCCGTCTGCGGTAGTTATTAGTAACACTCAGTACTATTACGACCCCACTGGAAATCGTGTGGTTCTTAAAAGTGTTCCTAATAGCATTAGCCAAGTAATTGCTAATCCGCTGCAAGTTTTATACACGGTTCCGGCTAACTTCATTGCTCAGTATCCAGTAATTCAGCAAGCGGGATTGTTGCTTTTAACGCACCTTTATAACAATCGCTCAGAAACGACTGCCGGAAAGTTACATGAACTTCCGTTTGGCGTTAAAGCGTTATTGCGGCCTTATAAACCTTTGGTTATGTAATGGCTATTACCAGATACGAAAACATAAGCGTAAACAATGTTACCAATGGCATTAACACTATTGGTGAATACACTACGACTATTACGAAGTGGTTTGATACTCGCGCTTTGGTTTCCGATGTGGTTAATAGTCTTAGGATTTCAGACCGTTATCGCTCTTATTCGGACATTGTTAATCTTACGGTCAACTACACGCCAAACACGAAAGAAATTGTAAACAATCAAAACCTTTACAGTATTACTTACAGGGGGTTTGATTGGCGTATTGGTGACGTTCGGGAAAGTAACGATAGGATGAAAGTTACTTTTATGTGCTATCGCAATGACCCCGTGGTTCCCGTATGAGCCAACAGAATCCTTTGGACTATGCTTCGGCAATACAATACCAACTGTCGGATATTGTCTCGCCTACGCCCGTGTATGCGGTCTTTAACCGTAATTTCGCTACTGAGCCTAGTTTCATTACTTGGCAACTGCGGAATATTCATCAGCCGGTTTACACAGGCCAAACGCAAGACAATAAAGGTATTGATACTCCAACATTCCAAATAAGCATTTTTTCACAATCAATGAATGATGCTTTTGGTTTAAGTAATACAATATTACAATCGCTTCATGGGTATTCCGGCCAATTTGGAGGGGTATCTGGGTTCTTTGTAGCAAAATCCGATGTATATTGGTTATATAACACCTATGATAATGAGCTAGGTCTTAACCAAATTATCTTGGATTGCACAATATATGTTCCAACATAAAACAAGACTTTTATTAACTTTATTAAGGAATTAAAAAATGGCTCTGATTAATAAGGTCTTGCCCGGATATGTTGCGACCCTCTGGATGCAAGACGATGCTACTCCGACTCCCCTGACCGACACTCAACTGTCAACTTGGGCTGCTCAAGTTGAAACTATTGTCGGCACTTCCGCTGGCGGCACTGGTACTGCTGGTATTAATGTTCCGGTAGAGGCTATTCCCTCTTTTGGTGCGGACGATGCTTCAGCGGCTTTCTCGGTTGCTGGCGCTCGTACCGGCGCAAAAATTACCACTCAGAACCAAGTAACTTCGTTGACTATTACTTCTGCGTGGAATCCGGCTGATACCGCGCAACTGTTAATCCGCGACGATGGCTACAGTGGCACCATTATCCGCACCTTCGTTATCGCAGTTTATGATGGCACTGATACCGTGGCATATGCCTTTAATGCTCGCGTAGGCGGTCTGCAATGGGATATGTCGCCTTCTGCTGAAGGTAAGTTTATCTTTACGATTCACCCGGTTGGTGGCAATAGCTACGGCTGGTCTAACAACTAAAAGAGAAAAAATGACCACAATACAAAACAGTAACGACCTGTTTAGTTATTTAGTGACCCAAGCCAATTCTGGAACAAAGAATTGGTTTGGGTTTCACCAACAAAGAATTGCGGGAATCAATATTGCGTATGAGATTGCAAAATATCATGCCGATAAAATGAGTCCTGAAGAAGTGGCCGATTACGCTAAACGGCTTAATGATGCTATATACGACAAAATGATAAAGGTAGATACTAAATGAGCAAAATTGCCTCTGCGTTAAAGATTAATGATTCTATCCGCATTAAAACCTTTGAATTGGCAGGTAATAAATTCAAGGTAAAGGTTCCGTTATCGTCTGAAATGGAAGCCATTTCTGAGCGTATTAAATCGGCTCCTAAAGAGAAAGTTGACGCAAGGTTTGACAAGATGGTTAATAACGTCAAACAGGAATCCGTAAGTGGTGTTGAATTTGTCAATGATGATATTGTCATTGATGGAAAACCAATGAACTTGCGTGATACTTGCGTATCCGTCATTCAGATGGAACAAAGGATTCTTGAATATTTTAAATTGCTAATCCCTGAATCTGGTGATTTTAGCGATATTACTTACGAGGACATTGAAGCAGAATTCCCAATGTCCATTCAATTTGAAATGTTGGAACGTATTACTGAGTCTATTCAGCCGGGATATAAAGAAGCGCGAAAAAACTAATCAGGGATATTCACCAACAAGCTAGAGCATATATTTATGCTCATGGTGGGTATCCCGATAACATACCATCGGACGATATGAGAAATATTGAGATTATGTTGAATGATGGTATGTTGGGAAGCAAGGCAAACTTGATTGCTTTGAGTTCCCTTACTACCGGCAATCTCAATTCCAAACTCAGAAAAGACGCGAAGCCATACCGTATGGAGGATGTGCTTCCGTCAACTTTTGAATACATTGTTCCGCCATTAACTGAAGAAGAAAAGGCAATAGAGGCAAATAATAAATTGCTCTCATTTGCTAGAATGTCGCCTAACGCTCCAAAGGTGTTTTGATGGCAAATAAAACTTTTGAAGTTACTGGTTTTGACCAACTAAAAGAACAAATGGATGTTTTGTTTTCCTTTTACAGACCTGAAGAAGTCTTGAAAAAGGGAACGGTCAATTCTGTTCGCAAAGCATTACGGCCAGTTTTGGATAATGTTGTTGCAAATGCACCTTATGATGAACAAACAAACAAGTCTGGAATTCATTTAAGGGATACCGCAAAGATAACCGTAAGACTTCCAAACGAAAAAGATAAACAATCATCCTTTTACCGTGAAGGCGATGTTGTTTGGGGAATGGTGTCTGTAAAGAAATCTGCTGTTTCTTTGTCGCAAGAATTTGGTAACGCCAATACTCCAGCGCATCCTTATCTAAGAATTTCTATGGAGACTGGCGCGGAAGAAGCACTTAGCATACTAAAAGAGCAATTAGCGCATCAATTAAAGTCGTTCATGAAAAACGTAACACCAATGGTATAGGTTAATTATGTCTAATCAAATTCTTGCGCGCCTCGGCGTAATAATGACCCTTAACGCCGGGGAATGGGAAAAAGAAGTTAATCAAGCCATTGCTGCGGAAAACCGTTTAAAAAGAGAAATTACTAAACAAAATAAAGATATTGAAAAAGAAATATTAAAGTTAGGTTATGCCGCAAAAGATTACGGCAAAGAACTTACTAATTTAGAAAAAATACAAAGAGAATTTTCTGATGGCGGAAGATTTGAGCGTGCTACTGCATTAAGAAAACAAGCTCTTATAGACCAAGCAAAAGCGTTGGATGATGCTGTTGCCAAAAACAAAAAATTACAACAAGAAGCATTAAAAACAACTGGTTTAACGACCTATCAGTTACAGGCTCTTAGCTATCAGACAACGGATATTGTGACTAGTCTTGCGGGTGGTCAAAATCCGATGCTTGTATTGCTGCAACAGGGCGGTCAGTTACGCGACCAGTTCGGCGGTGTAACCAATGTATTTAAAGCCTTTGCTCAAGTATTAACTTTAACAAGGGTTGTTGTAGGCGGATTAGCTGCGGCATTTGGAACTCTCGCTTACGCTGCGTACAAAGGCAATGAGGAATTTAAAGAGTTTAATAACTCTTTAATTCTATCTGGAAATACTGCTGGATTGACCTTTGACAAGTTTAAAGGATTAGCCCAATCACTTGCTGGCGGCGGTATGGTTGGATTAAAGGATGCAAAAGACATATTTGCATCATTAGCTTCGTCCGGTCAGTTCACATCTAAATCTATTGAATCTGTCGCGCAGTCTATTGCGCTTGTATCAAGACTTAGCGGCCAATCTGTTGATGTTGTCGGCAAAGAACTTACTTCCGCGTTTAACGGAACGGCATCTTCAGCTAAAAACCTGAATGAAAAATATAACTTTTTGACGCTTGCCCAATACCGTCAAATTGAAGCGTTAGAAAGGGCCGGTGATAAACAGGGCGCTATTGTTACGCTTTCTCAGGCATTAAATGAAAAGTTAGAAAAGCAAACTCCGCAATTAGGAACGCTTGCTAAACTTTGGAATTCTATTGCCGATGCTTTTGAGAGAATCAAAAACATTGGTGCTCCAGATACAGATTTAGAGAAATTAGACAAACTTGCACAGCAAATTGGAGTTTATGAAACTTTAGCAAATGCTCCCACTGGATTTGGTAGTGATGTTGCAAAGAAAAGATTAAAAGAATACACAGACCAATATTTTGCTTTGTCTAAAAAAATTAGCGAAGATAATAAAAAAAGAGAAAGCGATGAAAAAAAGGCGGAAGATGAACGCCGAAAAATTGAAATAGCAACTCCGTTAGAAGCTCTTATAGATAAAGAATATCAATTAAGGAAAACTTTAAACGAAGGTTTATATCAACAGCGTTTAGCTAATTCTTTTGGTTTGGCAAAAATTGATGAAGAAGCAAACAAGAAAACTCAAGATGCAATATTAGAATATCAAAAGAAAAATGATAAAGAAAAGCAACAAAACATACTGCAAAATGAAAATCAATTAGTTGCGGAACTCAATAACATTGAATCGGAGCGTATTCAAAAACGCAACGCAATGGAATTTGAGGCTCAAAAATCCATTAACGAAAAGATTAGTTCTGTATGGGTAGAGGTTGATGCCAATAGAGAATTATTGAATTTGTTTGAAAGTCAAAAGGTAGTTACGCAAGATGATATAGAGCAAATAAAAGTTCGCGCAAAATTAGCAGATGAAATTGCTAAGGTTATGGCTAATCCGTCGCTTTCTGAAGAACAAAAACGAATTAGCGCGGAGTTATTAACCCAAGCCTATGCCCAAAAAGAAATTCTTGATGGCAGGGTAAAACTTGCACAAAAAGCGGTAGAAACAGAAAAAGCTGTGCGTGATGCACAAAAGACTGAATCTGATTCTTTAGCAATGGAAAAGCGAAAGCTGGAAATTTACAGTGAAAATCTGTTAATGACAGACGCGGAAAGAGATATTGCTTTAAGTCGATTGGAGACTGAGCAAAAGATTGCTGCTATCCGCCAAAAGATTCTTGATAATCCTGAGTTTGGTCAGCGTGGCAATGATTTGATTGCCAATCAGCAATTAATACAACAGCGTAGGGAAGAAGTTATTGGTCTTACTGAGCGATTGAAAGTATTGCGCGACGTAAATCAAGCTGTTTTTGGCAACATGGAAAACGCGATAGATAACTTTGTTAAGACAGGTAAGCTATCGTTTAAAGACCTTACGCGGTCAATCATTCAGGACATTTTGGCTATTTACCTGAAATCCCAAATGCTCCAAATGTTTAAGGGGTTTGGCGGGTTATTTAGCGGTGGCGCTGCGACAACTGCTGGCGGAACTCCGATGGTTGGTGACTTTGGATTTTCTACTGGTGGATTTGCGACTGCCGCAGATGGTGGTTATATTTCCGGCCCTACATTGGTTGGCGAAAATGGCCCTGAACTGTTTATACCTAGAAACGCAGGAACAATCATTCCTAATCAGCAAATGGCAGGAATGACTAGCGCACCGCAAGTAGTGTATAACGGCCCTTATATTGCGAACATGCAAGCCATTGATACGCAGTCTGCGGCGCAATTTTTGGCAAGGAATAAAGAATCAGTATGGGCAGCTAACCAATCGGCCTCGCGGTCAGTTCCGCAAAGTAGGTAATCATGAGTTTAAATACTATTCTTGCAATCTCTGAATCGGTTGGAATTAACGACCAGAGGTTTGTTGGTCAAATGTTAAGCCGGAATCAAAGGATTTCAACAAGTGAAATTCTGACGGTAGTTCCGTTTGCTTTTACGATGAAGCCAATGAACTATTTACTTTATTCTGAGAATAGGAATTTACTTGCGGATTTACGGTATTACGACAAGTCATTAACTCAATATCTGAATTTTGGCACTACCGGCTGGATTAACTATATTGAGTATCAAGGTGATATGACTTCAGGCCAGATTAGTGCTTGCCAATGGCAAACTGCTTCGGCCAATAAAACGCTTGTCTTGGGTTCTTTACCTTCTATTAGTTCGTCGGCATACATTGTAAGAAAAGGCGATTTTTGTCAGGTTGGTCTTTACTCTTACATTGCGACTTCGGACGTTCAGCGTGGTTCTGGTTCTACTGTAAACATTCCTGTCCATAGGAATTTATTAACTACTGTAACCAGTCCTATAGCTGCGGTAATTGGTCAATACGGTACAACGGTTAGCATGGGCGGCAGTTCATATACCGGAACTACATTCCCTGTAATTCTGCGGGAATACCCTACTTACTCTTTAATGCCAATTACCAATGATTCATTCATTCAATGGTCTGGTAACTTTGTGGCTTTTGAGGCTGTGTTATGAATGTAATTGCTCCGGTAGAAAATACTAACAATATCCGTTACGCGCAATTTGTTAGGGTAACGACTGCGGACGAAGTGTTTAGGTTTGCCACTACTCCCGCACCTATAACGGTTCCCTCAGTTGACGCAGAGCCTTTTGACGCTGTTGGTATCCTAATGAAAATTGGCGATGCCCAAAGGGATATTAAATCTACCGCAAACGAAACTTCGTTTACTTTGGTTGGAATTGATACCGCTGCTTTGGGATGGGTTCTCAGTCTAAATGTTAAAGGTTCCAAAATTGAAGCATGGAATGGTTTTTTTAACACTGACGGACAATTAATCACTGGAGGCGGAAGCGGCGGTCTTTATAAATTCTTTACTGGTTATGTTTCCTCTTTTGCTATTTCTGAGGAATGGCTAGAAGAAATGCGGCAGTTTGTTGGAACAATTACTGTAACAGCATCTTCTATTCAGTTAATTTTGCAAAACAGAACCGCAGGACGATACACAAATAATAATTCTTGGCAGTTTTTCAATTCCGGCGATACAAGTATGAACCGTGTTGCTTTTGTTTCTACTATCAATTATTACTTTGGTAAGCAGCAATGATTTATCGGGCAACAAAATTTCATAAACCAATTATTGTTGATTTAATGAAACAGTTTGCAGATGAAAGTCCTATTGATTATTGCCATGCGTATGCCGATATGGAATACGGTAATAAATTGCTAGATGAAATTTTTGCTGGCCGTGGTGCGGTATTTTTATCAGATGATTACGGAATACTTATGTCAATTATTCTTCCGTGTATTTGGTCTGATAAAATTTATGGATTGCATGAATTAGCTTGGTATGTAAAACCAGAAAAACGTGGCGGAATTTCTGCTTATAAATTATTAAAAGCATATAACGAATATGGGGAGTTATTAAAAACTACCGGCAGGATTAAGTATTACACAATGAGCCGATTAGTAACTAGCCCAGATATGGACTACTCAAGATTCGGTTATCGCAAACAAGACGAAATCTGGATTCAATAATGAAATATATTGCCGCGCTCTTATTGTTACTTAGTTTTGCGACTCCTGCTTTTGCGGTAGGTAGCGTTATTGTTGCGGCTATTGCTTTTGAAAGTGCTTTTGTTGCTGCATCTGTAGCTTTTGCAATAAATATGGTTGTGTCTGCAATTATCTCAAAAGCATTTTTTAGCCCCAATCAAGGCGCACAAGATTTTTCCGGTCAATCCAGAAACCCCGGTAATCGTCAGCAAATTCCGCCAGCAACAGATAACAAATTACCAGTGGTCTATGGTTCTGCGTGGTTAGGCGGAACAATCATTGATTTAAGTATCACTGAAGATAACCAAAATCTTTACTATGTATTGGCTTTGTCTGAAGTTACTGGAAACGGCGCAGACACAATTACTTTCGGTGATATTTATTACGGCGGTAAAAAAGTAGTATTTAACGGCACAAACTTATATAGCGTGGATTCTTTGTTAGATGAATCTACCGGAGAAAGTCAGCCTATAAACGGTAACATTGAATTTTACCTTTACAGCAATGGCATAAATTCCCCGCAGAATTCTAATTTATCTGCTACTCAAGTAATGCAATCTAGCGGTCTTGTTTGGCAATGGGATACATCGCAACAAATGACTCATTGCGCTTTTGCAATTCTGCATTTAACTTACAACCAAGACCTTAGTATTCAGGGTATCGAACAAACCAAGTTTCAGATTACAAACTCCCGTTTTAAACCCGGAGATTGTTTTAATGATTATTTAACCAATACGGTTTATGGCGCGGCCATTCCTGATAATCAAATAGATACAGCTAGTCTTACTGCGCTAAATGTTTATTGTGATGAATCATTTACATACGAGCTTTATGCTGGTGGTTCTTCTACTCAAACGCGTTTTCGTTTTGATGGGGTAATTGACAATAACAGAACGATAATGCAAAACCTTCAAGACATGGCATCGTGCTGTGATTGCCTCTTGAAATACAATGAAATATTGGGAACTTGGGGTGTTGTTGTTCAATCGCCTACTTACACGGTAGCAATGAACATTAACGATAGCAATATGGTTTCTGCTATCAGCATTACGCCGATTGATATTGCCGGTTCTTACAATGTCATTGAATGTAAATTCCCTGACGAAAACAATCAGGACTCATTTAATTCTTCGACATTTGACCTTGCGGAAATTGCGCCGGAACTGTTGTTCCAAAATGAACCAGTAAACAAACAATCGGTTTCCTTGCCGTTAGTTAATAACGACGTTCGCGCACAATACCTTGCTAACCGGATGCTTAAATCTGCAAGGGAAGATTTACAGGTTCAATGCACAATTAACTATGTCGGTCTGCAATTAGAATCTGGTGATATTGTTTCTGTAACCAGTGTGAATTACGGATGGGTTGCCAAGTTATTTAGAATCAATAAAGTTGTGCAGACGTTTGAGGATAGCGGACAAGTCTTAGCCAAGCTAACGCTTTCTGAATATAACGCTGCAATTTATGACGATGTTTCTATAACTCAGTTTGCACCTGTTCCCAATAGCGGAATTGGAAGCCCTACACTTTTTGGAACTATTCCGGCTCCGTCAATTGCGGCGCAGTATCCGACAATAACCAATCCTACATTTATTGTTCAAATTACCAGTAGTTCCGTAGGTATTATTCAATACGCGGAACTTTGGTATTCGGCTTTTTCTAGTCCTACGCAAGAGCAATTAATCTTTGCCGGAACTACCGCAATACAACCAAACGGAAACCCGTATGCGGTTTCTACTGCAATGCCGGTTATTAGTCTTTCCGACATTCCTAGCGGTAATTGGTATTTCTTTTCTAGGATGGTTAATAGCATTGCAACTAGCCCTTACAGTCCTGCTAGTTCTGTATTCCAATGGCGACCAAGCACTTTCCAGTATTCCGAGCGTTATTTAGTTGTTGCTTACGCTGACAGCATTACCGGAACTGGTTTTGATTTAGACCCCAGAGGCCATTCTTATTACGGTCTGTTGAATCAAAATAGCGTTACGCCGAGTATTACGGCATCTGACTATACTTGGTATTTAGCAGACCCTAATTTTGGTAGCGTTTACTATTTATGCTATTCCAATAGAACCGGAAGAAAGTTTAGCTTTGATACTGGATTAGCTGCGTATGCGGCAGGTACCGGCGCTTTTGTGCCTACTCAAACTAATTTGTTTGACCCTACTCTTTGGGCGGCACTTCCAGACGGAACAAACTTTATTGATTTAGACAGAGCAACAGGGCAGTTATTAACTACCGGAACAACATCTGTTGGAACTGGTGAAATCAATGTAACCAACAGTCCTGACGGTAGAGTTATTGCTTCACTTCAACAGTTCTTAGATTTTGGCGGCGCATATACGCAAACAAGTTCAGTCGCAACATTGACTATTGATATTTATGGTCGTGTTGTCGGATTTGAAACGCCGGATAACTTTTACTTCACTAAACAATCTTTTACCGCTACTTCAAGTCAAACGGTATTTTCTGTTACTAGGGCATCTGGTTATATCTCAGGTCAATGCTTTGTTTTACAAAATGGTTGTTTGTTAGATACATCTGAATACAGTGATACCGGAGGCTCTACCGGAACCGTTACGCTATCTGTTGGCGCGACAACTGGCGACATTATTACCATTGTCTCGTTTAAGAGTAGCAATTCAACATCAGGTGTTTACGCTTCGTTTACTAGGAATACTGCGACCCTTACAAACGCAAACGAATACACGGCTTCAGGATTTACATTAACAAGCGGCTTTGAATTGTTATTCCTGAATGGAACCGTAGTAAACGAACAGGACTACAATATTTCAGACCAGACTATTACTGATTTCCCAAATACAACATCTGGAAAATTAACTGTTATCCAATGGAGTCCTAACAACTTAACAGTTCCCAATGGAAACCCTGTAAACATTATTTCCAACACAGCTATAGGTCAAACAACGTATTCTTTTAGCTATGACGCAAACGCTTTCAATTTATACAACAACGGATTGATGTTATTGCAGGGAACGGATTACACTACCGCTACTGGTACTTATACGTTATCTAATACACCAACTACTACTACCAATTTACTTTTACAACAAACCTTCGCAAGAACGGGGGCAGTATGACGCAAGCCTTTAACCTTTCACAATTAGCCAACAAAGTTAATTCCTCTGGTCAGTTAGATGTTTCAACTGGTTTGACTGGTTCTACTCCGGTAGCAAATGGCGGAACAGGACAATCAACATATACAAACGGCCAACTGTTAATCGGAAATACGACTGGTAACACCCTTACTAAAGCAACTTTAACTGCCGGAACAGGCATTTCAGTTACTAATAGCACCGGTTCTATTACGATTGCATCAACTGTAACTTCAGGACAAATTAACGCGACAATTTTTACTGCGGGCGGAACTTTTACCTGCCCTGCTGGTGTTACAAAAGTAAAAGTGACTGTAATTGGTGGCGGCGGTGGCGGTAGTAGTGGTAAGGGCGGCGGCGGTGGTGGTGCCGGTGGATATGCCAGCGGTGTTTATACGGTCACTCCATCAACAGGATACAGTGTTACAGTCGGCGCTGGTGGGGGTGACTCAACATATGGCGGCACATCTTCATTCAGTTCTTTTATTTCTGCAACAGGCGGGGCTGGAAATGCTATTGGCGCTGCAAATGGGAGTGGCAGCGGCGGCACCATCGTAAACGGAAATATCAGATATGGTCGCGGAGCATTAGATGGCGCGAACTATGGTGTGGATACGAATTCAACTGGAGGTCAAGGTGCCGTTCTCGTCGAGTATGTCGGTTAAAGGATAACTATGAATATCTTTATTGATGTAAAAAATAACCAAGTTACTATTAACGGCAAAACTGTTGAATTTGATGTTTCAACTTTAGCTAACTTATATGAAGTAGTTAATCACTCTAATGTTGGAACTCATGTAAGAACTGTTACTGGTGAAGTTATTACAGAAGGAATTGTTATTCCCGAACTTCAAGAAATAATTAATTCCGCAGAACAAATTATTAACGCCAATGAAGTGCAGCAACAAATTATTGCTGCGGCTCCAAAGTTTGACCATATTAAATATACATATGGCGAATTTAACGTATATCGTGTATTTGCTGAACAAGCTGGTTCAATTACTTTTTCTGGCGATAAAATTGATATTGATAGGAATAATTCTCGCCGTGTTTCTATTATGACAATGGGTTCTCGTAAATATGAGCCTATTGATGGTAGATTTCCTGCGGTAACTTTAAATGTTGGCGATTACAATCTTGATTTGCCAAATATGCAGTCTAGCGATAGATACAAAATTACCGCAATGGAGCCTAATACAGAATATCACTGTATTTCCAGAGTTGACCTTGAGCCGTATCAATATGAAAGGTTATCTTTAAATTCTGGTCAAAAAATAACACTTTTAGCTGGACGTAGTTTATTTATTGGTGGCGGTAAAGTTTCTGGAAGTTATGCGCCGACTGTTATTTATAAAACATTTGAAACAAGAGTTCTTGATGTAGAAGCTGATATGTTTGGTTTAATTTTTTGGTGATATACTTATAAAAAACAAAACATGATTTAGGCTGCTGCGAGTGCGCGGCGCTTTAACCGGAAAGGGTAATCATGGCGATTTTCAATAAGAATACGCTTACACAAGTAAGCGGCTTCGACAATCCAATTATTGCTGGCGAGTTAGTTTACGCACAGCAAACATTCTGGAATCTTGCGTTTTCCAATGAGGGTGTTGCGGTTGATTTGACCGGCGCAACTATTGACGCACAGATTATCCGCAGACAGTTATCGGATATTAAAGATACTCGTTATGGTCTGACGTTTGACATTTCTGATTATTCCCCTCCTCCTTCTCCCGTAGCATTAACAATTACAAACAGGGATGACGAAGAAGGAACATTTACGCTTGTAATTGATGAATCTTCTTGGGATGTAATTTATAGTGACCCGCAGTTAGATATTAACGCTCAAGTTTGCGTAGGGTTTTCTGGCCGTATAAAGATTAGTTTCCCTGCTGTTGGTTCTACTCCCGCGCAGGACAATATTATCTTTCTCTTATTCTTGGTTCGCTCCGATGGCGTGGTGAATTAAATGTCTCACCTGTCCATTACTCAAGGGCAGGTAAACGATATTTCGGTTTCTGTAAATGAAACTGAAGTAGCCGTTTCACAAGCCAACAATATTAATGTAGAAGTAACGCCGACTGCGCGTACTGAAATTTCTATTGACCGAGGTATTTACGGCCCAAGCGGTTATTCTGGATATTCTGGTATTAGCGGTTACTCTGGTTTTAGCGGGTACTCTGGAATTGGTAGTTCTGGAATCAGCGGATTTAGTGGTTGGTCTGGTGCTTCAGGATATTCTGGGTTCAGTGGTGAATCTGGTTATTCTGGATTTTCAGGCGTAAGCGGTTACAGCGGCATTTCTGGTTATTCTGGTTATTCAGGATTATCTGGGTTTTCAGGTGATTCTGGTTTTAGTGGAATATCAGGCTATTCTGGTTCAGGTGTTTCTGGATTTTCTGGCGAAAGTGGATTTTCAGGAATTTCTGGATACAGCGGAATTGATGGTCAATCGGGCTTTTCTGGCATTAGCGGTTTTTCGGGGATAAGCGGCTATTCTGGAGAAGTAGGCGTTTCTGGCTATTCAGGGTTTTCAGGATACTCTGGCGAAGTTGGGGTGTCTGGATTTAGTGGAATTAGCGGATATTCTGGTGCGGTTGGGCTATCTGGAACAAGTGGATATTCTGGTTTTTCTGGGCAAGATGGTTTAAGCGGAACGTCAGGGTTTAGCGGATTTTCAGGACATTCAGGGATTTCCGGTTTCAGCGGTTTCTCTGGAAGTGGCGTATCTGGTTTTTCTGGGTTCTCTGGTTTTAGCGGACAACAGGGAACTAGCATTAACGTCAAAGGCGAGGTTGCGACTGTTGGGGATTTACCGCCTACAGGAAACCAAGTTAATGATGCTTACATCGTTCAGGACGATGGCAATCTTTGGGTTTGGAATGGTTCTGCGTGGTATGACGCAGGGCAAATTGTCGGCCCTCCCGGTACATCTGGATTAAGCGGTTTCTCTGGAATCAGCGGTTTTTCAGGATACTCAGGCATTTCTGGGTTTTCGGGGATTTCTGGATTTTCTGGCGATTCTGGAATTTCAGGGTTTTCTGGGATTAGTGGTTTTTCCGGGGTTAGTGGATTATCTGGATATTCTGGATTCTCAGGGATTTCTGGGTATTCTGGTTATTCTGGTATCTCAGGATACTCAGGTGAATTAGGCGCTAGTGGGTTTTCTGGAATCTCAGGATATTCTGGCGTATCTGGATTCTCTGGCGATTCTGGAATCAGTGGTTATTCAGGTATCAGCGGATTCTCAGGATTAGGTTTAAGTGGTTTTTCTGGATACTCAGGTGAAAATGGCGCATCTGGATATTCCGGTTTTTCTGGCGCAAGTGGCATATCTGGATATTCCGGCTTTTCAGGTGAATCTGGTGTTAGCGGTTATTCTGGATTGTCTGGTTATAGCGGTTCGGGAATTTCTGGTTACAGTGGTTATTCTGGAATCAAAGGCGAATCGTCAGCGTATTTCTTATACAAAGCAAATACGACTTCGCAAGCAAATAACCCCGGCCTTGAATATTTGCTGTGGAATAACGCAACTCAAATTGATTCTACGTTAATCAATGTTAGCCATCAAAATCACGATAATGTTGACGTTGATATTTTCCTTGCGTTAATTCAGGAAACTCAGCAATTTACTATTCAGGACGAAGGCGTTAGTTCTAACTATCAAATTTGGCAAGTAACCGGAACTCCAATTAATTACAATCCGGGAACAATATCTAGTTACTGGTCTTATCCTGTAACGCTTGTTTCTTCAAACGGAACCGGAACAACTAATTTTTCCAATAACCACGTTGTAGTTTTTGCGATTACATCTGGTATCAGCGGGTATAGTGGATTCTCTGGATACTCAGGTTATTCTGGTATCAGTGGATATTCAGGATTCTCTGGTACGCAAGGTATCAGTGGTTACTCAGGTGTATCTGGATATTCCGGTTACTCTGGCGCTGTTGGTTCATCTGGGATTTCTGGTTACTCAGGTATCTCAGGTTTCTCTGGTATATCAGGCTACTCTGGTTTCTCAGGTATCTCTGGTTACTCTGGATTCTCTGGTGCTACGGGAACAAGTGGTTTCTCTGGCGCATCGGGTATTTCTGGTTATTCCGGTATCTCAGGGTTTTCTGGTATCAGTGGGTATTCTGGATATTCCGGCATTTCTGGATTTTCTGGCGCACAAGGTATTAGTGGATTTTCTGGTGCCAATGGGTTAAATGGTGATTCAGGTTTTTCTGGTTACTCAGGAATTTCTGGATTCTCTGGAATCAGTGGTTACAGCGGGTTCTCAGGAATCTCTGGTTTCTCTGGAATAGGTACTAGTGGATTTAGTGGAATTAGCGGTTACTCTGGTATCTCTGGTTTTAGCGGCGCGGTAGGCTCAAGCGGAATATCTGGATACTCAGGCATTAGTGGTTTTTCTGGATTAAATGGCTCTACAGGAACGTCTGGATTTTCTGGGTTTAGTGGTATCAGTGGATATTCTGGAATTAGTGGCTACAGTGGCGCTGTAGGAGCGTCAGGGTTCTCTGGTTACTCCGGTATAAGCGGATATAGCGGCGCAGTAGGAACTACCGGAACTTCAGGGTTCAGTGGTTATTCAGGCATCAGCGGTTACTCAGGCATCAGCGGTTATTCCGGTATTAATGGTGCTACCGGAACCAGTGGCTTTAGTGGCTACTCCGGTATCAGCGGTTATAGTGGTGCCGTTGGTGCAACAGGAACTTCGGGATTTTCTGGGTATTCTGGAATTAGCGGGTTTAGTGGCGCGGTTGGAATCTCAGGATTTTCTGGATTCTCTGGTATTAGTGGATACTCAGGAATCAACGGCGCTACCGGAACGTCTGGTTTTTCAGGCTACTCAGGCATCAGTGGTTTTAGCGGCATCAATGGCGCTACAGGCACATCTGGATTCAGCGGATTCTCTGGCATCAGTGGTTTTAGCGGCGCGGTAGGCGCAACAGGAACGTCAGGGTTTTCAGGTTATTCCGGCATTAGCGGATTCAGCGGCCGTTCTGGATTTAGCGGAACTAATGGAACCAATGGTACATCTGGTTTTTCCGGCTACTCTGGTATTAGCGGTTTTAGTGGTGCGGTAGGTGCTACAGGAACCAGTGGCTTTAGCGGCTATTCAGGAATTAGTGGCTTCAGTGGAATTAACGGAGCAACGGGAACGTCTGGGTTTAGTGGTTACTCAGGTATTAGTGGATTTAGTGGCCGTTCTGGATTTAGTGGAACTAATGGAGCTACCGGAACTTCAGGGTTTAGCGGATTTTCTGGAATCAGTGGCTTTAGTGGATTTAGTGGCCGTTCTGGATTTAGCGGAACTAATGGAACCAATGGTACATCTGGGTTTTCGGGCTATTCTGGATTTAGCGGATTTAGCGGAACGCCAACAAATGTTGTGTATGATTTATTTACTTCAACAGCATCGCAAACAACATTTACAACATCTTTAACTTATGTATCTGGCAAAATTAGCGTTTATTTAAATGGTGTTAGAATGGTTAATGCCAGCGACGTTACCGTTACAAGTGGAACGCAAGTTGTATTTGCTACCGCGCTAAGTGCTGGACAAAATGTTAGTTTGGTATATCCGAGAGCATAATTTTATACAAAACAAAACACGATGAAATACACTATAGTTATACCGACATACAATAATTGCGAAAAATATCTTAAACCATGCGTTGATTCAATAATTAAATACACGGATTTAAATGATATTGAATTAATAGTATCCGCGAACGGATGCTTTGATAACACTAAGGCTTATCTTGATTATTTAGTTACCGCAATTCCTAACATCAAGGTAATTTGGCACGATAATCCGTTGGGATATGCCAAAGCTAATAACGTGGCAATTACGCAAGCCTCTTGCGAAAAAATTGTATTGTTAAACAATGATACGGTTTTACTAGACCAAGAAAAAAACCGTTGGTTAAACATGATGGATGCTGCGTTTCTACAAGATTCGTCCGTGGGAATTTGCGGCCCCGTTTGCCAACATTCCCCGGAAGCAGGTCACGATTTTTGCGTTTTCTTTTGCGTAATGATTCACAAGAAAGTATTTGAAAAAATTGGTTTGCTTAACGAAGATTATGGAGTTGGAACGGGAGAGGATACAGAATTCTCTATTGAAGCAGTAAAAGCAGGTTTTAAAATGGTTGAAGCAAGCCCCAAACAAATATTAGATGAATTTAGTTACAGCGGGAATTTCCCCATTTATCACGCAGGGGAAGGAACGGTTCACAACCCGGATTTAGTTAAAGACTTTAATAGCATTTTCCGTAGGAATTGCAGAAAATTGGCGCGTAAATATAACCCCATTTATTACAAATGGAGTTTGATGAATAACTTTGAGCGTTACATGGCAATCAAAGGTGAGGAAGTTGCACCAAGAGAAAAGGCCCGTTACTTGTGGGCATCTAACAGATTGATTGGAAATAACGTATTAGAAATTGGTTGTTCTAATGGTTATGGCTCTCAATTCTTTGGCAATGAAATAGATTATCTTGGTTTAGATTACGATGTAAATATTATAGAGGTAGCAAAAGAAGAAGGATGGGGAGACAATAAAAAGTTTGTTCATTCTGACATTAATACTTTTGAATTGCAGCAATACCATACGATTGTTGCTATGGAAGTTATAGAACATTTAGATAACGGAATGGAAATTGCACAGCTTTTAAAAAATCATTGCAAACGATTGCTTATCACTGTTCCATATAAAGAAACGCCGGGATTCTGGGGCGAACATCATAAATTACACATGCTGGAAGAAAAGCATTTTTCCGGGTTTGAATACAAATTTATGAGTGAAAATGGACAAATTGGTATTGTTCCGTTTGATGGTATGAATTTAATGCTGTGTGAATACAATGTCTAAAATTCTTTGTTCTGTTGCGACAAAGGGAAGATATTTTTCTACTTTGCCTTTGGTTCTATTTGCGATTGTTAATCAAACAAAACTTCCAGATAAGCTGGTAATTTTTGATGATAACGACGAACCGCAGGATATGAGAAATGAATTCCTGTATCAGCATTTTTTTAAAATACTAGACATTAAAAATATTCAGTGGGAATGGTTGTTTGCCGGTAAGAAAGGCCAGCATCATATACATCAAACAGCTAACACTATGGGGTTTGATTGGGTGTGGCGCGTCGATGATGATGCAATCCCAGAACATAACGTATTAGAAACTTTATCTAAGTATATTGATTACAACATTGGAGCGATTGGCGGTTCAATTCTTACGCCGCCATTGTTTTTTGAGAATTCAGACCCTACTGGACTTCTTGAAAACATTGATACTGAGCCTAGCGTTCAATGGAAAAACATTAAACAGATAAAGTCTGTAGAACATTTACATTGTTCATTTTTGTATCGTGCGGGGATACACGATTACAACTTAGGATTGTCTAGGGTAGCCCATAGGGAAGAAACATTGTTTTCTTATGGGATACATCAAAAAGGGTATAAATTATTAGTTGTGCCAAAAGCCGTTACATGGCACATGAAAAACCCTAAAGGCGGAATCCGCGATGGTCAAAAGCAGGAAATGTTTGACCATGACGAAAACATATTCAAAAACATAATTAGCTATAAAGAAAAAACTATTGTTGTTTTAAACAATGGAATGGGCGACCACGTAGTATTTAGCAGGATTCTTCCAGAAATAAAGAATCCAGTTGTATTCGGGTGCTATCCAGAAATTATACCTTGCAGGTCTATTGCGGAAGCGAAAGCATTGTTTGGCGATTTAGACCAATGGAACATTTACAAAAAGATGGCGGAATGGAATTGGACTGAAAGCCTAGAGAGTGCTTATCGAAAGCTATATTTATGATTTTAATTAGCCCTTACTCAAAGCAATTAACTAATGGTAAAACCAATCCCAAGAATTATCCGTATTGGGATGAAGTCATATCTCAAATACAAGAACCTATTATTCAAATTGGGATAGAAGGCGAAAAGCAATTAGTTAATGACTTCAGGAAAAACTTGCCAGTCGATGAACTTAAAAAGTTAATACATGATTGCAGAGTTTGGATTTCTTGCGATAGTTTTTTGCAGCATTTAGCCTCGTCATTAGGTAAGCGAGGCATTGTTTTATGGTCTGTTTCAGACCCAAATATTTACGGTTATCCAGAAAATATTAATTTATTAAAAAGTCGGGATTGTTTATCAAAGAATCAATTTCTTTGGTGGGAATCCGTCGAATTTGACGCAAGCAAATTTGTTAGCCCTGAAAAAGTCCTATACAATCTGAGAACTTTTTAATCAAATTTTACGGGTATATAAATGGATTGTTTGTCTAATCCGCAATGCCAAGATATTGCCGATAAATCAGTAAAAAAAGTGTTTGCAATTCTTGGTGTTGATATTGACGACCCGAAGCAGGTTGAAGAATTCCGAGAGGACTTACGCTTTGGAAAAAGACTTCGCAAGTATTCAGATTACGGAACAATGGCATTGATAGCAGCGGTTTTTGTAGCTATTGGCGCGGCGCTTTGGGCGGGTATTGTTACAAAGGTATCTGGAAAATAAATGGCGGCGAGAAAGCCAAAAGCAGCAATTAAGGCTGTTCAACATGAAAGCCCTGTTGACAAGGTTATTGGCTTAATTAAATGGGTAGATAACCCGTTCAAACTTTTTACTGTTCTTGTCATTGCGACCTTTGCTTTCGTCGGGTTCTTTGCTTGGGAAAGTCGTGAGGTTCTCAAGTCTGCGATTACCGCTAATGACAAGCTGGCTTCCCTCAAGTCTGATTCTGAACTGCTTGCCATATCTAGCGATTTAATTAAGGAGGCTGGCGGCGAAGTAGTTGTCGTTCACCAAGCCAACCTGATGATAAACAAGCGCACGACTGTTATGGCTGCGGACAAGAACGGCAGGAATAAATCGGTCGAAGGAACTGTCACCAGCATTTTTAACGAAAGCCCCGGCAGAAACAAGGCAGTTGTAGCCATGCTAAATGGTGAAGTTTTGTGCGAGGACTTCAAGCCTTCATCAAAAGTAGGTGAATGGTTTGTAAAGAATGAAGTGACGTTTGTATGCCGAGGCTCCATCCCTCCTGAAATTGGCAAACTGGTCGGGTATGTAAGCGTTGGTTTTAAGAGTAAGCCAAATGACACCAACTCAGTGAAAGTTATAATCAATCAGTCCGCAGCAAAAATGGTGAGGTTAAAATGATTCCGATTCCCGCACTGTTGACGGTCGGTGCCAAGCTGATAGACAAGTTCTTCCCTGATGCTCAAGCTGCTGAACAAGCAAAGCTAAAGCTGTTGGAAATGCAACATAACGGTGAATTGGCGCAATTAAACGCCGATGTGTCAGAGCAAGAAGAATTAACGAAACGACTTCAAGCGGACATGAGCAGCGATAGTTGGCTGTCTAAAAATATCCGCCCTATGACTTTAGTATTCATACTGATTACCTATACCGTGTTTGGTCTTATGTCGGCATGGGATATTGAAGTAAATAATAATTACGTGGAACTGTTGGGTCAATGGGGTATGCTGATTATGAGTTTTTACTTCGGCGGTAGAACTCTTGAAAAAATTATTGGCATGAAAAAGGGAAAAGAATAATGCAGTTGACTGCAAACTTTTCTCTTGAGGAATTGACGCGCTCTGAAGCTGCGAATCGAAACGGATGGGATAACATTCCTAACGAACAAGAAATTTCAAACTTAAAGCGTCTTGCGGAGTTACTTCAGCAAGTTAAAACTGCGCTAGGCAACAAGCCGGTAATGATTAATTCCGGTTTTCGGTCTAAACAGGTCAACGATTCTGTTGGTTCAAAAGATACCAGTCAGCATCGTTTAGGCTGTGCTGCGGACATTAGAGTGCCGGGAATGAAGCCACGCGAAGTAGTCGAAGCATGTATTAAAGCTGCAATTCCTTTTGACCAGATTATTCTTGAGTTCGATTCATGGACTCATATTTCCGTACCTAATGCGCCAGAATTTAACCCCAGAAAATCAGCTTTGATTATTGATAAATCCGGCACTAGGGTTTTTGTTTAGGGTAGTTTCATCTTCTCATTTGGTAGGCGAGGCCGGAATCGAACCGGCAAGCGTTAGCGGCAGATTTTAAGTCTGCTGTGTTTACCAATTTCACCACTCGCCCGTTAATTAATTAACTGTTCTAAGTCTTTTTAACAAAGTACTCAGTTTTTGCCTGTTCTCCGCAGAAAGTTCTGCTGACTGCGGTTGCGGAAGGCATAACGCTTGCTCACGCGGCGGCAGGACTCGCAGGAATTGTGCTGGCGAAGGAAAGCTGTCAACTGTCGCGCACAACTCGCTAAAAGCCGTTTTAATGCGTTTCCTGTCTAGCCTTTCATCCCAAGAAATCGGTCTGCTGGCTACCGTTTCACACCAAACCACGGCAGTCGCAGTAACCGTATCGGCTGAAGGAGCGTTTCTTAGCCGCAAAGAAATTAATCTTTGCAGACCGTCAACGATTTCATTCTTTAGCCACATTTTCCCTCCGCTGAATTTCTCTGTTGATGTACCAAGCCGCTTTTTTTAAATCTTCCACCCCGTTTTTTAAATCTGCTCTCCATAAATACTTAATGGCGTTTCCGAGGCAAAAATTCATGTGTTCAGTTACTTGGATACATTCAATCCCAGATGGATGATTTGTGTAATGCTTGGGATGGTTGACGTTATCCATTTTTAAGTAATTGCAGACTGTAAATCGCGGACAATGTTTGCGATTGTTTAGGTTTTACGTTGACTTCCATTTCATCAGACCAGCGTTCACCACGAAGCCAAGTCGCAGGGTGCGGAATGTATTGTCCACCGTCTTTTTGCCATTGTTCAGACTCGCATTGCGTTTCAATGGCTTTAAGCAATTCTTCAAGCGAAGGTCTAATCCTTGCGGTTTGAATCCATGCTTTCCTTGCTACTGCTTTGGCTACACGCCGGGGATATGCTTTCCAGAAAATCTCAAAATCTTCCATCGTAATGCTCCCATGCTTTATCGTGGAGATATTCTTCTAAATCTGCAAACTTAATACCGGCCGGGTAATCTATTTCAAGGTCAATATAGCCCTCTGCTGGAAATGAACCTTCGGACGAACAATTGCGAATTGGGGGAAAGTAATAACCTTTGTATCGAACAGTGACTTCATGCTGATTACCGTCAATATCACAAACGGTTGTTGTAAATTCTCCGCCAATGTCCATTATTTCCCCACGTAGTATTTTTTAACTTTAACAATCTCGCCGCGACGATTTTTAACGTCAATCATGTAACCGGAAATTTTCATTCCAGATTCGCGCAGTTCAAGGATTCTTGAGGCAAGTCGCGTAATGCCATACATCGAAAACGCTTGCAGGGTAGTGATGGTTTTATGATTCTTAAAATGATTCTTGATAATGTCGTTTTGTGTCATGTCGTATCTCCTTTGTTAAGGTGAATACATCATAAATTGATAATTAAGTAAAAGTAAACAATTATTTTATTTTTTTGATAAGTATTTGATTCTTAACAGATTTATTGTGTCCAACAATGAAATTGGTTCGCAAATTGCCCATTTTTTATCAAACCGATATTTAAAAACAATGCTTTTGGCTAAATCAATTTTTTCACCAGCTTGGGTATCGTGCCGGGTTATTAAAACAATGGAATTGCGCGATGGCGGATTGTGAGTTGCATCGCACAGACGTTCTAAAGCTAACCGCTGGCCGTATTGAAGCTGCGAATCCCCAAACTTAGTTTCTATAAAGACAAATAATCTATTTCCAAAATCTAGGAAACCATCAATGTCGGTGGGGGAAATTGAATTAAATCTTAGCCCACTAAAATCTTTTATTTGCTGTAGAAATAAATCGTTTTTTATAAGCATAGGTTCCCCAAAGGTGATAGCCAACATCACTTTCTGCTAGTGTCTCAATGGCTCCTGAGAAACCTACAGCACCCGAAGGCAGAGATTCATCAATAGAAGGCTTGTCTCACCTATAGACCATCTATTTTGTGCGGTCGCTCTCTGACACGCCGCGAAGGATACGCACCGTGTGAGTACGCTCCATGTGTATTCTTGTCAGCGGCCCATACAAGCCCATTGCTATCGCGGACAGTACGGCCAATGAAAAACCCTTACAGCTTGGGTTTAGGTCGCGGCGTAGATGGGCGCAAAGTGTAGAAAGTCGCACATCAAGACCGAAACCCAATGTGTAAGGGTTCGCTACACTTCGCACTCCGCCACAGAGCGACCTGTCTTTTTCACAGGCAAACCGATATTAAATGCTTTTTTTTATAGGCGCAAGCAAATAAATGTTGACTTTCATAAATTGACAGTTTACAGTCTGTCTCGGAGGTGACAAATGACAGACTATCAAGCGGTAGCACTAGGGCGTTTTTGTGGGTTAGCAGAGTTTTGTAGGAATTATCCGCAGTATAAGTTTGACAGTGATTATTACATTGGCATTTTGATTGAAATCTTAAACGAATACGAAAAGGCACAACATGAAAGAGATAGCAGCCGCATTTCTAAACGCACAGAGGAAATTCTCTCCTGCGCTGAAAAACTCGCTGAATCCGCACTACAAAAGTAAATACGCTGACTTAGCTAGTTGCTTGGAAGCGGTAATGGATGCTTTAAACGAAAACGGCATTTCACTGGTTCAAGGAACTCATGCTCACGATAACGGAGTAATTGTTGAAACTCTGTTTATCCATGAATCGGGCGAACAGCTTTCAGGTGGAAAATTGTATTTCCCATCGGTTAAAGGTGACGCGCAAGGCTATATGAGTGCGCTGACGTATTGCCGTAGGGGTTCGTTGATGGCGGCATGTGGTATTGCACCCGAAGATGATGATGGCAACGCTTCAGTTTTAAAAGAAGTGTTTAACAAAGAGTTTTGCGGCGATTACGAAACTCTTAAGTTCAAACTTCAAAACGCAGATTCTTTGGATGAACTGCAAAAGATTTGGTTTGCTATGAACACTGATGAACGCATGATGATGGCTAAAGAAAAAGAAGCAGCTAAAGGTAAATTGAAATGAGAGAAGAAAACAAACAACAAGGAACTGGTGATTGGTTCAGTCAACGTATTGGTAAGCTGACAGCATCGCGTATGTCGGATGCAATGAGTTTTACCAAAAAGGGAACCGATGCCTCAGAACGAATTAAGCTAAAGATGGAAATTGTTACTGAGCGAATGACAGACATTATTGTTCCCAAATACATTAATGCTGCAATGCAATGGGGAATTGACCATGAACCATTGGCTAAACAAAACTTTGAAAGCTATACAGGCATTTTGATTCAAGATGTAGGTTTTGTTCCGCACCCCACTATTGAAAACTTTGGGGCATCGCCGGATGGCTTTACAAGCGATGGTTATTTGATTGAAACCAAATGCCCTTCGTCAACTACGCACCTAAAATATTTGCTTGACAAAGACAATGTGCCGGAAGAATATAAGCCTCAGATGTGCGTACAAGCACTTTGCACCGGCAGGAAGAAAATCTGGTTTGTATCTTACGACCCAAGATTTCCGCCGAAGCAACAGATGTTCGTAAAACTCTACGAACCGACACAAGAAGAATTGGATAAAGTGCAAGACGCTGCAATTAAATTTCTTGCGGAAGTAGAAGAACTTTTTGATAACGTAATTGGAGCCTGATATGTCGTATGACAACACAAACAGCGGTGCATTGTTTAAGAATGACAAGAAAGAAAACGATAAGCAGCCGGAATACAAAGGCAAGCTAAACGTCAACGGAAAGGACTTTTATCTTAGTGCTTGGATTAAAACGTCAAAAGATGGAAACAAGTATATGAGCCTTGCGGTTCAAGAAGCTACGCAAGGGCATCAATCGACAAAGCAAAAAGACACTATTGCAAACATGAAAGACAATATTCCTTTTTAATCATGGAAAATAAAAGACAAGAAGCGATTAAGTATCTGCGAGAACGGAAGATTTACATTCTTGAATTTCCGTTTAAACCGACTAACGCTGCAAAGACAGACATAGCACTTACGTTTGCTAGGTATCGAAGGGATGTATTAGAGCAACCATTTCCCGCAGTTATTCGTAAGCGATAAAAAAAGCCCCGCAGGGGAAGCGGGGCAAACCGGCAGCACAAGGAAATTCTACATGAAACACATGAAAGATGATTTGCACCACATGGTTGTTTTCAAGGAAGAAGATTTAGATTTAATGATTCTTGCCTTTAAACGGGGAATTAACACTTGGTCGCCGCCACCAGAAAAGTTATCGCAACTGATTGAAGAATTAGAGAATGTCCGATTGCATTTATGATTTCAATTTAGAGTCGGACAGAGAGCGATTTATTCAACGGGAACCTTGCAAAGTAATGCGAAAAATTTACGTTGAAATGATTGAAAAGCGATGGGATTCTTGCGGCGATTGGAAAAAAGGAAATAACTGTGGTTGCACATATCAATGCAAAAGAAAGAAAAACATCGAAGAAGCGAAAAAAAAGTGTCAGTCTATCTGATTTAGAGAAAAAGCTAGATAAAGTATTTAGTCAATACATCAGACTAAAAAACGCAGATGCTGGCGGAACTGTTGAATGTGTGACTTGCAATCAGTTATTTTATTGGAAGGAAACCGATTGCGGACATTTCATTAAACGACAATACAGGTCAGTACGATGGGATGAACGGAACGTAGGTGTTCAGTGTACTCGTTGTAATCATTATATGGGAGGTCGGCAGGATGATTACTCAAGATACATTATCAATACTTACGGTTACTCGGTTTTTGATGAACTTATGCGGTTGAAATATCAAACAATTAAATTTACTAGGTTAGATATTCAACAAAAGATTGACGAATATAAAGAAAAGTTGGAGTGTTTAAATGTCGGACGAGATTGATGCCGCTAACGATTACGCGCAGACAGTTCTTGATAATCAAATTAAAGAGGTTCGCAAACGTGCGATTTTAGAAAAAGGCGAACCGGGGGATTGTGATTTGTGCGGCGAATGGAGTGGCCGATTAGTCAATGACGTATGCGCTCCTTGTCGAGACAGGTATAAATTGAAATGATGAATACAGACTTAAAAGACTTATTGAAGTTTCACGTTAAACGAGTTCCGAACTGTTGTAAACGCGAACAGTTTGACGAGTGGAAAAGTTTTGCATCGCAACAGAAACCATCTTACACATCTTGGTTCTGTACTGATTGCACTCCTGAATTTCAGTTGAAACATATAAAGAAACAAACTTGCGACCATCCTTACGTTAAATTTAAAAGGATTGATGGAAGTTTAGACGGTTACATTCCTTCCGATTGGATGGAACATCACAAAAAAACTATTAAGAGATTATCAAATGATTACGAGACAAGAAAAAACCAATATGACAGCGGCGGTAGAAAACTATATGGGGCGGCGGTATTGCTCCAACTGCCAGTCGTATCAACCAATGATGAAAGGCAAGTGGATACGCACAAAGAGTAAAAACGGCCAAAGGTGGAAATGTCAATCCTGCGTAGAGAGGGCAAATGTTAGACGCTAATCAGGTAATGAGTGTTTGTAAACAATACACGATACTTTCCAGTTTTAAGCGATACCAAAGGCGGTATTACGACAAAGCAAGAAAGTTAGGGATTTTTGAAGAAGCAACAAAACACATGATTCGCGGAATTAAATGTCCTGAAGAAATTGTTGACGATTCAAAACCAAAGGTAGGTATTTTTTTGCTTCAAGACTATTGGGTAACTAAAGGCGAATGGGCTGAAAATGAAATTTGACGAATATAAACAGTTAGCAATGCGCACCAAAAAAGATGGTGACTTTGGGTTTGACATTACCCATGCTGTTTACGGTCTTACTGGTGAAGTCGGAGAGTTTGCGGACTGCATTAAACGCTGGCAAATATACGGAAAAGAACTAGACAGGGAGAACGCCCGTGAGGAAATCGGAGATATTCTGTGGTTTGTTGCTCTTGCTGCTAACGCTCTTGGATGCAGTCTTGATGAACTTGCCCAAGAAAACATCAACAAACTGGCCCGAAGATACCCCGAAAAATATACGGATGAACTGGCAAACGCGAGACTTGATAAATCTTGACAATTACTATTTATCTGGTATATTGACAGTTCCAAACTTACACAGGAGAAAACAAGATGGTTGTTACCAAAAAGATTATGGAACTACTGAAAAACGAAACAAGGCTGACAGCGAAGTTAATTGCCCAAAAGACAGACGCAAAGGAATCCTGCGTAAAAACCACGTTGTCTAATCTTTGCCGAAGGGGTAGAGTCTTGCGTGAAAAAGCCCTTGCGGAACATCAACCAAAAGTCGGCCCGAAAAACATTTACGTTTACTTTTTGCCGTAATGAAATAAGGAACAGGTAATGGATAAATCACATTGCGCTCAATTAATTCAATGCCTGTTCCACAGTGCGACCAGTACGCATATCCTTCATTTACAAACTAGAAGCTATGCGGAGCATGTGGCTCTTAGCGGTTACTACGCGGAGATTGTTGATATAGCTGACGCTATTGCTGAAGCGTATCAAGGTAAGTATGGAATCATTGACGGTTACTCCAATGAATACCAGTTACCTACTAATCCGATTGAAACCATGATTGGTGTTAATGATTGCATCACACAGCACCGCGCACAGCTACCGCAAGACTCTGAGATTCAAAATTTGATTGATGAAGCCGTTGCTCTTGTTGACGCTACGCTTTACAAGCTGCGGTTTCTTGGTTGATGCCTAGCGTACCCTCGCCAAATAAGTGTAATTTTTTGGGGTGTAAAGAGGCAAGGTCGTTCGGCACAAATTCCTGCGAGAAACACGGCGGCAAACGGTCAGAGAAATACGGCCATAACGCCAAGCTGTATAACTCTACCGCTTGGAAGTCTATACGCGGCAGGATTCAATCAGAACATCCTATTTGTGCGGCCTGTTTGTCCAGAGGAATTATTACTCCTACTGAAGCAATAGACCACGTATTCCCTCATAAGCAGGATAGAAACAAATTCCTGATTAACTTATTTCAAGGTCTATGTGTTGCCTGTCATACCCAAAAGACCAAGCTGGAATCTCAAGGTATTTACAGACACTACACAGAACAAGGCCCGATAGACTATAAACAACAGGACTACTCATTAACAGTATTGGGAAGTTTTGGTCAAAAAATAAACACCAGCATCTAAAAATAAAAAAAATATTCTTATTATTTAATTCCCGCCAGCCCAAAAAATAATTTTTCCCCCTAAAATTTTCCGCCCGGAAAATGATGTTAAATTTTTTTTTTAAAAGTGAGTCGGGGGTGTATAAAAAGGGGCATTAAAAAGCTATGTTGCACCGCGATAACCACATAAACTTGTCGGAAATAGGGCGATTTTTTTGGTAACTGAAGCCCAGAAAAAACCAAATAAAACAACAAGTTAGCGCATTTTCTCGCATTTCCTGTGGTCGCCCTGTGGTCGCCCTGTGGTAGCCCTGTGGTCGCCCTGTGGTCGCCCTGTGTCGCCCTGTGTCGCCCTGTGTCGCCCTGTGTCGCCCTGTGCGCGTATTGTTTACAGTGTAAGCGCTCACTAACATAATACCTTCAAAAAAACAGCGAACGAATCGCCGTTTTCTTGAAAATACTAGGTTACAGAATAATCCAAATTTGCGAAGGTTTCATTATTGAATATTCGCCTGTATCCTCATTAAACAATAAAACATCATTTCCCGTATTGCCTATGATACGCCATAGAATACGGGGTTTCCCGTTATCATCTAACCGTACGCAATAACTATGCTGCATTTTTCACGCTTTCCAGTGGCTTAGAAAAACCCCAATAATTGCTTAGTACGTCCTGATTGGGTGAATAAACATCAGCTTTGTTAATACGCAGTGGCATGATAACCGCGATAAAGTTTATATCGTTAGCTTGGTAGAGTGATGCCGAAGTTCCGTTATGCAATAGAGACAAACCACAATATCCGGCTGTTCCAACAGTGGATTTTGCACAGTCACGGATTGCGACTAAATAATCAGGGTTAAATTGTGCAATTTCCCCGGACGTAGAAACAGGTATAACCCTGCGCCATTCTGGAAACTTTCCTTCAATCAGTCCAAAGGATGTTTCAGTACCGCAATATTTAATACTTGCCTTGCCATTTTCTTGATTAAATTCTGCGATATCAATTACCGGACGTTTGCTTAGTTTAATTCCAAGAACGATATCACGCGGCAAAATCCATTGCCCTGATTCGTCGCCCTCTTGCCTTTCTTCTCGAATAACAACCATTTTGTGCCCGTCAGTAGCGGCATAAAATCTTGCTTTATCCGTAATTTCCAGCAAAATCCCATTAAGGTAGTAACGAATATCATCTTTTGGTGCGATGTATTTAGCGAGAGCGTTAACGGTCTTAATATTAATATACATTTTGTATTGTCCTATTGAGTTAAATAAAATAGAAAAAACACCAGAGCAACAATGCGCCAACAATTAAACCAACAATAAAGAATCCGCAGTTTTCAGAATACTGCATAAACTATTCCATCCTTACATTCGCCAACAACAATAGAATTGTCGTTAATGTAATCAATAACAATCTGTTTTTTATCTTCTTCTTCTTCTTCTTCGGAAATATCAATTCCGTAATTCTGGGCAATATCAAACCAATCATCGACGGAATATTCACAACAAATTGCGATAACGTCCAATTCAATCTCGGTACCGCAAGAATCCTCATATTCTTCAAAGTAATCAAACAATACGCACAATGCGTCATATCCAAACTGGTCATATCGGTTATACGCATGGAAGGCATCAACAAAAGCAGAAAAATTCACTGATTGTTTCATTGTCTTATATCCTTATGTCGTTAATGATTTTCAAAATTGGTTGACTGATAAACCAACCGGAAACGATGCAAAGCGCGAGAATTAAGGTAATCATTTTTTAATCCCCTTTGCAGTATTCGCAATTAGAATCAAGACACGGCCCTAAATCTGCATCAATCAATTCCTTATAAATACTTTTCCAGTCCGGTCGCGTAACATCATCATGTAGTGCAATGCCATGAAGCTGATGCGACCTAAAAATGGATTGTGGTTTATCTATATCGGCATGGACATGGATTACTCCGTTTGTCCATTTATGAATACTTAGCGCGACCTGATTTTGATTGCACCAATTTTCTACTTTTGCTTTAGTCATGTTTAACCCCATAAATTAATAGTTAGTGATTAAATGGAATATTAACAGTTCAACGTGAAAAGTAAATACTTTTTTAATCTTCCATTTCTTTAGCCGAAAAATATCTAACCCCACAATGCCCTTGATATTCCGATTCTTTTCTAGCGTATTTGCAAGCCTCTGATTTACTTTTGGCATTTACCTCGTACAAATAGCCGTTTTTTTCATCCCATGCCGGATTTTTAAACGTCATTAAAACTTGGTATTTTTTCATGTGATTCCCTTTCAGTTATTAACAATTAGATATATGCAATACCCATGCCAGATATTAACAGTTTATTAACTCGTTGATTATTAACAGTAAATAAATTGTCTCGTTTGATGCAATGCGTAGAATGTGACAATATTTGACACTTTGTGACGGCAATTTTTGTCACATGGTCACAATTGGGATATAGATACCTTTCCTTTTCTGGTGTCTTGCCCCTGCCCCGCCCTGCCCTTGCCTTGCCCTGCCCTTGCCTTGCCCTGCCCCCTGCCCTTGCCCTTGCCATAATTGATGATAAACCATTGATTTTATTGCATTTCCTTTTCCCTTTTCCCTGTATGGTTTATGGTTTATTGCATCGCACAATGTTAGATTGATTCTAATAAACGCTGTAACTCGTTGATTTTTAAAAAGAAAAACTTAAATATCCCACGCACCATAAAAGAGCAGGCGCGG